AAGAAGCTGTTATTTATTTTTAAGTAATGCCAATTCAGTTTACAGAGCATCCGATTATTCATCCCCCTACGGATGAAGAGATAGTCCTGCTTGGGGAGCAGGACCCTAAGTTGTTGGCTGCACTGCACGAGGCTCACGAGGGACGTATACAAGCAGCAGAGGAAGACCCTATACGCTACGGCTTTGACCTAGCGGGATGGGACCGCATACGTACAGGATTACGTACAAACAATGAAGTACTGGCACTAGGTGGCAACAGATCGGGCAAGACTACTGGCTGCGCCAAGATGCTTATGGAGGCCGTCACGGAAAGTATGGACGGGCATATTGTATGCTTTTCCCAGAATGCAGATACCTCTATCAAGGTACAGCAGTCCGCTGTATGGGAGATGATGCCCAAGGAGTTCAAGCGCAAGACCAAGAGCGTAGACGGTTACATCAACTACTCTATGCAGAATGGCTTCACGGCCTCTTCGTTTATCTTCCCAGATACTAGGACCCGTGTAGACTTTAAGACCTACACGCAGTACAGTAACAACCAGACAATTCTTGAGGGCTTTGAGTTCGGGTTCAAGAAACCAGTAGGGTTGAATATCGGAGCTTGGCTTGACGAATATCTAGGTGACGCTGCACTGGTCAACACCTTGCGGTTCCGCTTGGCTACCCGTAACTCTAAGATGCTCATTGGGTTTACCCCTATCGACGGGTATACACCTTTCATATCCGAGTACCTAAAGAACGCTGAAACCTTAAAGACCCGACCTGCTGTCTTACTAAAGAACAAGGCAGTGCCTATTGAGCAGTACAGCCCTAGCAGAGATGCAAGTGTTGTATACCTGCACTCAGACGAGAATCCATTTGGTGGCTACGAACGTATAGCCAAGGACCTAGTAAACCAGCCTGAGTCGGTCATAATGGTACGTGCCTACGGCGTACCAGTTAAATCAGCGAATGCACTGCTACCTTACTTCAATACAGAAGTAAATGTCTTAGACGATGAACCAAACAAGTATGGGTTTGAGTTCCCCGACATTTCGGATAAGTCGGAGTTCACCTGCTATCAGGTAGTTGACCCTGCTGGGGCAAGGAACTACACCTGCATCTGGGCTGGGGTAAATGCTGACGGCCAGGTATTCATCAGGAAGGAATGGCCAGACCGTGATACCTTCGGGGAGTGGGCTATCTTTGGTGACCCTAAGTGGAGGTACGGTCCTGCATCTAAGAAGGTAGGGCTTAACGTAGAGGGATACTGCGAGTTATTCAAGGAGATCGAGGAAGACCTCGGCATCGAGGTAACAGAAAGAATTGGTGATTCTCGCTTCTTCGCTAAGGAGAACGAGAACAACGATGACCTATTTACATCCTTCTATGACTTTGGTCTAAGCTTCATTCCTTCTAGCGGAGTAATGGAAGATCGGGGCATTACTGCCCTCGACGACTGGTTTAACTATAACCCAAATGTAGGCGTAGACTTATCGAATCGTCCGCTGTGCTACATACATAAGGACTGCGGAAACTTAATCGACAGCCTAATCAACTACAATGCAAACGGTAAGTCCGACGAACCCCTGAAGGATTTCTTTGATGTTATACGCTATTTGCGAATGTCGAACGGAGGAGAAGGTCCAGACTTTATGACCAATGCATCAATGCAAGCAACTACCAATAAAAAAGGAGGATACTAATATGCCCAAGAAAAGATTAACAATAATTGCCAAAGAAAATAACTTAGAGCTAGAATACCTTTCGGGGTTAGTAGAAACTAAACTACCAGAGGATACTGTTACTGGAGTTGGAAAGGGTCGATGGATCAACGAAGAGGGACAGGCAATGCTTGATAAGGCAATTGACATTCCTGAGCTTACGCCCAAGATCCTTCGTGGAATCGTGCATTCCAAGGCTCCAAACAAAAGTTACCTTTATGTTTACATTAAAGAAATTCAAAAGAAAGTACCAGTGGTTATCCCAAGGAAACTCGTGGATCACTTACTTGCTGGAAAGAATGTCAACGTAGAGGTTATCACTGACAACGTAGGTACATCTTATCGCTATGTTAAATAAAAATGGAAGAGGATGACATAACTTTAGATCCAGAATGGATCAACGAGCAGGTCAACAGACTTGCTGGATGGGAGTACCTAAATCGTTATGTTAGGCATGAGATTGACAAACCTATGCGTCCACAAGAATTATGTGATAAACTTGGAGTTTACAAGGGGCACATTCACGACATGAGTAAATCAGTAAAAAAACAATTAAATGCAAAATAAATCTACCTTTGAAGCTTTGACGTATGTTGAGGATTCGCCAGACATTCCAGCTTTGCGGAATGCCTACGATCAAACCGTCAATGAATTAGAGGCTTACTTTGATTTATGCCGCACTAGTTACGATGACCGCCGCAACTGGTGGCCAGGTAAAAGCCGTGATCACCGCAAGCACGGAGCAGATGCTTTCCCTTGGGAAGGGGCATCAGACACAGAGAGCCACGTCATTGATGAGCGCATTACCCGACTGGTATCTTTATTTGTATCCTCGCTAAATCGCTCAAACATTCGTGCCTATCCAGTAGAGTCCAGTGACGTAGCTCGTGCAGAGATCGTATCGTCCTTCCTCAAGTGGATGGTAACAAGTGGTTACATCCCTCGCTATAAGCGTGAAATGGAACTAGGTGCCAACTACTTACTGGAGCGTGGCATCCTTATTACGTACGTTGGTTGGCATTCAGAAGACCGTCAGTTCCTACAGAAGCTTACACTTGAGCAGATTGCAGAGATAGACCCAAATATTTTCGGGGCTGTGCAGTCAGGAGAGAACGACGATGAACTAGTGTTCATGCTTCAAAACATTTTTGATGGTGTAACAGATAAGCGAGCAAAGAAAGCACTTAAGGATCTACGCAAGTTCGGGGAAGCGGAGCTTCCTACAGTTCGCCGTCAGGTTGATGCACCAGAGATTAAGACACTAGCACCAGACGGAGATTTCTTCTTCCCTGCTTATGTTACTGATCCGCAGCGTGCACCTTACTGCTTTTGGAAAACTTTTTATACAGCTCAAGAACTTGAGAACAAGGTAGCAACCGCAGGATGGGACCCTGATTTTGTTGAATATATTATCGAGCACTTTCGTGGTGTTAATATAGATAGTGTAGAAAGAGAACAGGAAGGCCGCCGCAGTACTAGCTTGACCGATAATGCCTACGAGGCAAATGAACTAATAGAAATCGTGTATGCGTACCAGCGGTTGGTCGATCCTGAAGATGGTTCAGAGGGTATCTACTGCACTGTGTTCCATAAGGAATACGGTGGAGAAAACAATGAGGCACCTGCATACGCCAAGCGTGAGCTACTTAATGGTTACGAGGACTATCCAGTTGTAGTCACAAAGCTGTCAGAAGACAGCAAGCGTCTATACGATACCGCTACAGTTCCAGACATCCTTCGTGGTATCCAGAACCAAGTAAAGGTAGAGCGTGACTCCCGCATTGATCGCAACAGCCTAGCTACACTTCCTCCTATCCTGCATCCAGTGGGCCAGGCACCAAGTGACTGGGGACCAGGCCGTATGATCCCTTATCGCCGCAAGGGTGATTTGGACTTTGCTCCTACCCCTCCGCCTCCTGTTGGCTCAATTGAAATCGAGCAGACTCTAGAAGCTTTAGCTGACCGCCTAGTCGGATTAGATGAAGACGATCAGATCTCCAGTGTACGTAAGCAGTTCTTAGTAGACAAGTTCTTGCAGCACAACGCAGAGGTTATGCGTATGGCGTATCGCTGCTTCCAACGTTTCGGGCCAGATGAAGTATTCTTTCGTGTAACTGGTATCCCTGATCCACAGGTAATGGATCGAGGTGACCCTGATGCAAACTTTGATATTACTATTAACTACGATGTACTGAACACAGATCCCAAGTCTCAGGAAGTTAAGTTATCTCAAATGACTGCACTACTACAACTGGATCGTAATGGTCGTATCGACGTAGATAAACTACTATCTGTAATGGCTGGATCTATTGATCCAATCCTAGCAGATTCTGTTCTGACTCCTGTACAGGATGCACAGCAGCAAGTAGTCAAAGACGTAACCGATGACCTTACTAAGATCTATGCTGGCATTGAAATGCCTGCACGTCCAAGCGGTGGTCAGATTGCAATGCAAGTTCTTGAGCAATACGGGCAGCAGCCTGACATTCAGGAGAAACTACAGAGTGACGAAGCCTTTGCTGGTCGCCTGCAAAAGTACGCAGGTCAGTATCAGTTCCAGATGCAACAAATGCAGAACGCTGAGATTGGCCGTATCGGTACAACTCCAGCGCAGATGGGGGAAGTAGGAACCCAAGAAATGCCACAATACTAATATGACTATTCAAAAAGACATTGAACATCTAAAGCGGCACGATTCGTTTAACCGTTTTATTGATCTAATCAAACAGATGCGGGAAGAGTGCATCTCAGAAATGCACGAGGTTCCCACTGATAAGCTACAGCAGTTATCAGGTCGCATCCTAAGCTACGATCAGATCATTACAATTTCCGACTGGGCAGAGACTACGTCCAGTGAATAATTTCATAGCATACATTTCGTATGCTATAATGCAAACATAGCTATCGCTCAGCGTTGAAGAGTGGAAATATATGAACAAAGAAGTCACAACGGGAATCGCTGCACCCGAAAATACTACAGTGGAAAAGACAAATATCACAGCAGAGGATTTTGCGATCCAACGCTTAGGGCAACCAACGCCTCAACCAGAAGAGCACTCTGCTCCCGAGGTTGAAGAAGAGGTAACCGACGAAATTGCTAATGAAGAAGCAGAAGAAGTTGAGGAGTCAGTAGAATATACTGAAGACGAAACCTCAGAAGCCGAACCAGATGAGCAAGTTCTTTCTCAGATTGATTTAGATGACATGTCCGAAGTGGAACTGCGGGAACTAGCTGATAAGCTAGGCAGCCGTGCAGTAGCTCGCTTTGGAGAACTCACAGCTAAACGTAAGGCAGCAGAGGAAAAGCTTCAACAAATTGAAGCACGACTTTCTGCCGAGCAAAACAATCCGCTTAAACCAAAGCAAGAAGTTACCAACAATCCATTTGTCCATGTAGAAACCGTTGAGGATCTACAATCTAAGGCAACGGATGCTAGTAACGTCATTGAATGGGCAGAGGACATTATGTTCAATGCAGACGGATATGAAGCTGATGACGTAGTCACAGAAGTTGAAGGCAAGGAAATGACCAAGGCCGATGTCCGCAATGCTTTATTGCAGGCACGTAAAGCCCGTGACAAGTTCCTGCCTGATCGCCTAGAAAAAATCCAAGCAGTAGAGCAAAGCAAACAGATGCAGGAGCACTTAAGTTCCTTAGCTGAAACTGAGCTTCCTTGGATGAAAGGCGAAGACAACGATACACGGCGTGAGTACCAAGCTATTATGGGTGACCCTAGGGTTGATACATTAATGGCTAACCTTCCGCCTGACGTTAAAGCACAAATGCCTTACCTGTTGGCGCACGCCGCTAATAGCATCTATGGTCGAAAAGCTGTAAAGAGTACAAAGTCTAATGTAAGACTTAACCCTAGCAGTAATTCTACACCTAGTGCTGCTGGTTCGGAAAAACCTGCTAGTCGTACAAATAAATCAATCAAGAACTTGAGTAATCAATTTAAGCAATCAGGTGATAAGAGTGACTTCATTACTCTCAGAACACTTCAATTACAAAATAGATAAATTCAATACTAAAATATTATGGCATTCTCAAATACATTCGACACCACTAATCCTGGTTCCGCTGTTTCTAATCGTGAAGACCTCACAGATGTACTTACCATCTTGGCTCCCGAAGAAACTCCCGTCCTATCATCTGCTTCTAAGAAACGCTCCAGTGCTACTTTCACTGAGTGGACCGTAGACGCTCTCTCTGCTCCTAACACTGTTGGTGTAGAAGAAGGCGATGACGTTACTACATTCACCGATCAGTTCGCTGGTCGTGCTCGTCTTGGTAACTACGTTCAAAAGTTTCGTCGTGACTTCCGTGTTTCGGATCTCCAAGAAGCTGTTGAGTCCGTTGGCCCAGCCAAGGTTGCACAAGCTGAAGCTAAAGCCATTCGTGAGCTTAAGCGTGACGTTGAAGCTACCTTGATCGGTACACAAGACCGCAGCATTGAAAACGGTGCTGGTACACCTTACGGCCTTCGTGGCCTTGGTAGCTGGATTGATTCCGCTGGTCCTGCTGACGTTCCTGCGAACTTCCGTACTCCTGCGTCTTCGATCTACGACATCAGCACACAAGGTGCATTTGGTGAAGAAGCTCTTAACGACATGATCTCTTCGATCTATCGTGAAACTGGTAGCACCAACAACCTTATGCTTGTTGCTGACACTGGTCTTCGCCGTACGATTGCTGACTTCGCTCGTGTATCTGCTGGTGCAACTGAAAACATTCGTGCAGTCAACTACGATGGTAACAAGGCTGAGATTAAACTCTCTGTTGAGCTTTACCAAAGCGACCACGGTATCGTATCTATCGTCAACATGAATCCAGATACTGCTCCTGCTACACTTGCTGGCGGTAACACTACATTCAATGATGGTTACCTTATCAACCCTGAGTACTACGGCGTACACGAGCTGATCCCTATGGGTTCAAGCCGTCTGCCTAATCTTGGTGGTGGTGAGCGTGGATTCTGTGATTGCACTTTGACCTTGGGTGTTTACCATCCACAGGCTCACGGTAAGATTACCGAGTAGTCCTGATTAAATTTCAGGGAGGGGCTGGTCCAATCCCAGCTCCTCCCTTTTTTTAACTTTAATTTTTAATATGGAAATAATTACAAAAGAAACTACCTTCTCTGATGCTGAGCTAGATGCTGCATTTATGGACGAAATCAAAAATGGATTTGCCCTAGAGAAACAGACTGAAGCGGCCCGTGTCAATCAGGCTCGTAAAGAAGCTACAGCAGAAAAAGGCAAGGTGCATCCTGTATTAGGACGTTGCGTTGCAACTATTCCGCACCGTGAGTACTTCCGACTTATTAAAAAATATGGACAAGACACAGTGCACTCCAAGGAGTTCCTGACTTACTTCCAAAAGAATTTCTCAGACCTTACGCCAAACAAGCTATAATGCAGACAAAAACCTACAGCGATTTATATAATTTAGTGCAAGCACTTTCGGGTGTAGGTAGTTTCACCGCAGAGGAGAAGCTTAATATTTTACAGTTCGTCAATCGACGAGCATTTGAAGCGTATCGGACTAGCCCTAGCTGGCCCAGGTACCTAGTCATTGGAGAAGAGCGTACGCTTGGTGCAGATGGACTTGTGCCCTATGCGCAGCCTGACCTTCATACTATTTCTGACTTTCAGCGTATCTATCGTAGTCAACCCTTTTTACGGAACTCAGTACTAGAGTACGAGTTCTATGTTGATTCAAATGGAGCGCACGTTCTAAATATAGTTACAACGGATTCAACTTCTGTATTTGTAAACTATCAAAAAATACTACCTACCTTTACCGAGGAATCCACAGATATTCCTTATGAGTTTTTCTTTTACCTAGCGCACGCTGCATATTCTGACTTCCTTCGTATGGATGGTCAGACTGACAAGGCTATGGCAGAAGAGCAAGTTGCGGGAACTTACCTGGCCCTAGAGCTAGAGAAGATTGACCTGCGTTCAAATAACAATACAATTAACAAGAAGTTTTCAACTTACGTAAACCGTCAATCCAGATAGCATCTGTGCTATAATACAATTATGAGTTCATCCAGAAACAATACCTTAGAATTTTCCTCAGTTGGATCAGAAGCTTTTACTTCTGGTGGATCTACAACTGGTCAACGCTATGGAGCGTTGCAAATTATTAATGACACTGTCTTTTCAGCATTAGTTGCTAGTAATGTAGATGGCATTGCCAACCTGCAAGGCATTACTATTGCAGCGGGAACCGTACTGTATGGTCAGTTCAGTGCCCTCACGATTACAACTGGAGTTGTGGTAGCTCACAAGTACTAGTATGTACTTGAGCTTAAAGAGTTCACTGGATACTAAATCGACCAGTTCTATTACTCCACCACCTGCACCAGTATTTTCAACAACTCTGCGTTTTCACGGAGCAACCAGTGTATTGGGCGGAGCTGAATATCAGATGGGTCAGTTGTGGCACGATTTGTCATTTGGAGCTAATAATGTTTGTGAGCTTACCGTAATGAAGACCAATGTCGATACTGATGTCGATATTACTAATTTTAATGACACAGGAACTGTGCAAGCTGTGGGTCCAGCCACTTTTCAGGTACGTGCATTAGGAAGTCGGAATGGAGTTCCTAGCACTATTCAAGGGGGCATCACTGATGACAGTGTAGGTATCAATGGCGGAAATCCAGGTAAGATAGACGTAGCCGCAGGTAATGAAACGGAGAAGATTACTTTCGAGGTGCGTGACTTAGATCCTGAATTTTCTTTTATCGTAAAAAGTATTCGTGTCACACGGGCTAGTTTCGTTCCTGTAAATCAAAAACCTTCTATGGTATTAACGGATTTTTCTTCTGTCACAGCTAACTATACTCCTCAACTAGGCGGAACTAACATTGTTAAATTTGATGACTTTGGAACACAGGATGTAACAATTCAGGGTGTAGGTGCTGGCATAGCAGGAAGTTTCACTATTGGAATAACGGGTGCTGATAATACTTCTTACGGACTCTACAGCATTGAGTTTAATGTTACAGGATAGGAAATAACGATGCACGACATTATTTACAAATCAACAATCGGCACAGGGGGCTTTGTCGCTACTATCGAATTGAATCACATTAACGAACTTCTAGGACTAGTTGTGGGTGTTGCTACTCTAGTCTATATGACTGCATCCGCAGTCAAGGTAATCAAGGAACTCCAGAACAAGGATTAATATGACACCAGAACTAATAGCAATGCTAGGCGGCGGCGTAAGCGGCTTCGTAATGAAAATGATTGCAGCGCAGTCTGAGAATCAGGCACGTCTCTTTGAGCGTATGCTCCAGAAGCAGGTAGCAGCGGATGACTCAGCGGATCGTGCATCGGCTCGTGGTGGTGTGTATATGCGCCGTCTCATTACAGCGGCTGTCATCTTTGCTATTGTACTGGCTCCATTCGTCTTTGCGTTCACTGACATAGGTGTTACCCTTCAATCAGAATCCAAGGGCTTTCTAGGGCTATTCAAGAGCCTGCAATGGTCCACTGTACAGGGTTTTGTTATCCTACCAGAGATCCGCCAAACAGCTTTAGCCATTGTAGGGTTCTACTTTGGTTCTTCCCAAGTAAAATAATTAATCCTATGAATCCAAAAGTAGTCAAAAAAGTCGTAAAGAAAGTCAAGGAGAAGAAGAAACAGATTGTTGACCGAATGAAGAAAAATTCAAAGGAGGGTAAAGGACTCCTTGGATTTGATAAGAAGGATACCTCTGGGCCTGGTATGTCAATGCCGTCAACTCCATCTTTAAGTAAAACTCCATCCTATGGGACAGGTCGATCTGATGTAGATCCTTCTCGATCTAAACCTTCAACACCCATGAATTATATGGATGCACCTTATGCACCATCTTATGGCAAGCCTGGACAAGTTAATAATCGCAGAAGCATTTAATAATATTATGTACGGAAGAAAAACAAAAAGTGCTGGCAAAGGATCTTGTGGTGAGCGTGGTGGGAAGAAAGGCAAGTAATGCCTGACAAGTCCAAGATGAAATGCAACGTACCTCGCCGTGAAGTTCAAGGCGGCAAGAAGTCCGTTGTAAAAGCTTGCCAAGGAGGGAAAGAAAAAATCGTACGGTTTGGAGATGCTAATATGAGTATCAAGAAAGACACACCTGCTAAAAAGAAAAGTTACTGCGCTCGCAGCGGTGGCATTAAGGGTAAGACTAATAAACTATCAGCAAACTACTGGAGCCGTAAGGCTTGGGACTGCTAACAACTAAAGGAATAACAAGTGCCACGTTACAGAGAATACGGACAACTAGATGATGGAATCACTAAAGATGGTGACTATGGATTCATTGGGTTCAATAATCGTATTCGGCCTGATCAACTACAAAAGGGTACACTAGCTGACGCTCAAAGCATTAGACTAGACAGGAATGGAGAGGCTCAAGTTCGGAAGGGCATTGAACTTATTGAAGCTCCGTTTGCAGTAGGTGGCGAAGTGCTACGACTGCCGACCTCGGAAGAGATCGGTACAGATGTCACCCGACTTCCTACTACAATAAGAAGGGCAGAGCTTGCTGCCAATGTAATGGAATTATTCCTTGATCCATTGACTGAACAGGGCCACGAGTTTGAAGTTGGTGAAAATATTACGGTGGAGGGACTTGCATTCACAAGTCCACAATCTGATCCAAACGGAACGTTTGTTGTTACAAGTGCAGTTGATGGTCCAATGAATCAAAAAATTAAATTTGATTTTACAGGAATTGATACAACTTACAGGGGACCAGTTGTACTCCCCATTGATTTAGATTTTAACCTGACGCTTGCTAGAGGCTCGGCCATTGCTGGTTACAAGATGATCTTCGACATCGGTCAAGTTACCGAGGTCTACGCAAGTACAGCATTCAGTGATCCCAACAGCAACTCAAGCGAATCAATTATAATTGCGTCCAACATCAAGGCGGTAGCAAAGGATCTAGATAGTAATACTGTAACTGACATCTACTTCCCTCTGGGTGAAACGGTTCCGCCAATGTCAGATATGATACAGGCATTCAACAAGGTGTTCATCTTCCGAGACGGTAACACTGCGCTAGAGTGGGACGGCATCTACACTGAACTACTAGCGGATGAACTAGTGATTGATAGGTCCTATTCTATTACTGAATTGGGTGACACACAGTGGAATTTAGTCGCTGGAACTACAGGCGTAACCTACGAAGTTAATGATACCATTACGGTTGATGCTGAAGGTACAGGAACGGGTAAAGCCCGTTCTGCGTTTACACTAGTCAAAAGCGGAGTATACACTCAGCCAGTTCAGATTGATTGCCTACCTGGAGAATTTGCAATTACCAATAGTATAGCATCAGTTTCTGGATCTCACGATGTAAAGGTCGGGGATGATATTACTGTAATGTCAGCAAGTATTAGCGGAGAACCAGACACAGACTCTGGACTTACCATTGGCCAGGACTACGTTGTAAATAAAGTTTTTACACTGGGTGAAGCCATTACCACTATCAGTGGTGCTAATAATGATGGGTTAGAACAAGCTGGGGATTTTGAGGGTCTTTATAAATATACTCTCACTACAAGCGTAGCACATAATTTAGTCAGTGGTGAACCAATCATTATGGATAGTTGGATTGATGATGGACCTAACAAAGGTACTTTTTTCAATGGATCGTTCTTTGCTCAAGGAGTACCAAGCTCTACTACCTTTACTATCTATGCTGACTTTAATACTCCTCTATCCGCAGCCTCATATGAAAATGCCCGTGTAGCAATTAATGCAGGGTTCCAGTTTGTACTTGATTCACGCACAGTTACTACGCACGTAAATGACGGTAAATCCCTATTGACTGATCCTATCTTTA